TGGTTTGAAAAACAAGAATTCTTTACACAAGCTAAGATGGATAGAATTAACTCCTGGCTTAAACAAGAACCTATTGATGTTTTTGTTTATCAAGTAGATACGTTATCAGTGGCTGTTTAACATGGGAATTTCATATGATCCTGTTGTAAAAAAATGGAAAATAGCGTATGAAAAAACTGATCATAAAACTGATCGCCCGATTTCTCAAACAGTATCAATAACTCGTGATGTAGGCGATTGGGTTCGTGTTCAGCTTCCCCCTAAACCAGAGGGATGGGAGAATGGGGAGCCTGTTTATAACCCAAACGCCGAGCCAGAGTATGAATGGCAAGAAATCACAAATAAACGCACGGCTACTGTTGATATTAATGGTGGTTACTGGGATATTATCAACGCTTTAAACAACGCTGGAATTCCAAACCCTGAGCCGTGGGAAGCCGAGAACGCACTGAAACAAGCCCAGGTCGACACGCGTGAAACAAACAAATACAATGAAATATTAAATCAAAAAGGCATAGAATATAATGCACGCGCTAGCAAAAACAATAACGCATACAATAACGTTGTTTCCCTCGCTGGTGCTACCAGGGGTGGTGATTACGTTCAAATGCGTGATCAAATTAGAAAACTAGACATTGAAGAAGACACAAAGAAAACACTAGAGGAATATTACAAAACTTTTTATAGAACAGAAAAGCTTCAAAGCTGGGACCTTGCGCTAGGGTCAAAGCCTCAATATGGAAATTTTGACCCTAAGTATTACAAAGAACAAAATCCAGAAGTTGCTGAAGCATGGAAAAATGCTGTAGCCAATGATGACATTGATATAACAGAACGATATGGTGAAAACGGTTATTATCTTCAACACTACACAGCACAAGGCAAGCCCGCTGGTAAACGCGGAAACCCAGCCGAAGAAACGGCTGCGGCCAAGCTTTATAAAGAGAGTGCTCCTACTGATCGAGACCTTCAGGACGTACGTAATTTACAGTTAGGTATTGATTCAACAACACAAACTGATCGTCTCATTAATGTCCCAGAGATTGCTGCTGAATGGGAAAAAGCCAAAAACGGAGATCCATACTGGAGCAAATTAGCAAAAAAGAATTATTTAGATGTAAATAAAAAGGATGAATTTGCCGCGTTGTTTAGGATTTCTGATCGGCCAGAGGATAAGCAAGTTGCCTTTAATTACAATGCAAATGCAGGCTATGGTATCACAGAGCTAGAAGATGCATTAACTGAAGCAGTTGGTGAGAAGGCACAGGTAGATGTAAAACGCTTTGGTGCATTAGCCCAGAATGTTTTAAAAGATACTATCGCAGAGATAACTAAAGCCAAACAAAAAGAGCAAATGCTTGATTTAATTGGAGGCTTTAGCGGATTCAATGAAATAATAAATATCAATCAAACTCTTTCTGATTCAATTCTTGGTGATACCGGTATTGGCGGAGTACTCTCATTTACGTCCGCAGGTAAAGCGGAAGAATCATTATTGAAAAACCTACAAAAAATAACTGGAGTTCAAAACAACAATACCTACAATTGGCAACAATGGTTCGATAGCAAGCTAAAGGAAAAATACTCACAGGCGCAAGAACTTGGCTATACCGCTGGAGAGGCGCAGCAAATGGTTAACATCGACGCCGATTTTGCAAAACAATTTATTGAAAAATATTTGCAACCTCGCTTTGATGAATCGCGTTCAATGAATGAATTTGTCGAGTATTTAGATATTCGACAGGAAGAGCAAAACCCTTTTCAAACGCAAGATCTAATTAACGCTACTCAACTTATTGCCGATCTCCGTTCTAAGTCTTATTTAGACGGCATATCTAAAACTCCTGATCGTTATTTTAATGCTGATTTTTATTTCAACCCCTCTGGTGACACAGCGAGAACAGAGGCGTATGCGGACCAGGCCAGTACAGTTAACAGTGATTGGGAAGCAGCCAAAAGCGGTGATCCGTATTGGGCGCAGCAGGCGTATCGTTTTGGTATCAATTTAACAAATAAAGAGCAATTTGCTCGTATGCACTTTCAGGTTAAAGGCCAAGGTAAAGGCTACGATGCCGCCGAGGACATTTTAAACACGTCCAAAGTAAGTGACGAAATTTACAAAAACATCCTTCCGGCCTTAAAAGAAGAGGCACTTAAGCAAGGTTCTGTATTTGGTCAGTTTATAACACCAGATGAGTTTGCCGATGAAATGCTTGCTGGTTTAGATCCAAATGACAAAGGCACTTGGGATGAAGTGCTAAAGCGATATGGGTTAACTGATTTCAAGGGAACCGTTGAAGAATTAAAAGAATATGTGAGAAATACATTACGCACAGTTAGTGCCGAAGAAATTAGATCACAAATCAAATATTTAAACGAGCGTCGGCAGAAACCGAGTCAAGAGAAATTAGGTATCACCTACATCGAAAGACCGGAAGACTATACGGATAAAATGGCAACACCGCAAACCGAGCTGTTTAAAACGTTCCAAAATGCAGGGTATCAGGGTACAGAAGACGAGTTTTACACTAAATTTTTTCCTGATTTAGATAGATCTGAACAAACTTTATTAACCAAGGCTGGCTCAGGGCAGGGACTACAAATGGAAAAGTTTGACACGTCAGATCCGTTTGCATCTCTTGGTTCTCTTGAAGGACTTTTTGATGAGACAAGCGCAGAAACAAAAACAAGCAAAAAAACAGACAACGATTTGGATACCTATTTTAAACTGGGATTAGATGAAGAAGATGAAGAAGACGGCTACAAAAAGTCTGCTTCTGGCGAAAAAATTCTTGGTGAATTTACTTCCATGTTTAAAGGATTCTCATGAGCGACAAACACCGCAAGGCTGCTGGTGCGGCCAAGATTGCTAAAGACAAGATGGCTTGCAACAAGCCAAAACGTACTCCTGGTCATCCAACCAAATCTCACGTGGTTAAGGCGTGCAAGGGCGGAGAGTAAAAGATTATCCGCTTCGGACAGCAGGGCGTGGAAGGTGCTGGCAAGAACCCACAGACGGCAAAGGACAAGGCACGCCGTAAGTCTTATTACGCCCGCCACAATGCACAGGATGCAAGTCCTGACATAATGTCGGCTCGCTACTGGAGCCATCGTGTAAAATGGTGACGCCTTACCTCACCTCAAATGGCAAAACCAAAGTCAAGCGCCACACTCAAGCCCGAGTCCAAACCCAAGAAGACTCGCCAAGGGCAGGGTCAAAATTCTTTACCTAGTCACGGTCGCAAAAAAATGCGCGGCCAAGGTAAGTAAATTGTGTATATTAGGGGTAACGAATGTTGCCCCTATGTTGGATCTTTCTCCTGCAGTCGAGATTATCTGTAAATACCAGGGGTTCAACGAGCGTGCTTATCCAGACCACGAGACAGGCGGAGCACCTTACTCGATTGGTTACGGAACACAATTTTATCCAGATGGTGCCCTAGTAAGGAAGGGCCATCTTTGCACAAAAGAAAAAGCACTGGAATACTTGGATTATGAGTTGCGTTGTATTAATGCGGATCTTGATACAGTCAATTTAAGACTTGACGCTTCAATGCGCCTTGCTTTGCTTTCATTTATTTATTCAATCGGTTGGTCTTCTTTTTTTTACAGTGATCTGATCGAATACATTGCTAATGAGAATTGGGGAGAAGTAGCAGGAGAAATGTCTCGTTGGATTTTTGATTCCAATTATCGAGTCATTGGAAATCTGATTGATCGTCGTAGGGAAGAAATTAAACTGTTTCTCCAGGATGTCCCTGGTGCTCCAGAGCCTTGTTCTGAAGTACTACTGAATGCATTTCAAAAATATTTGGCGACCCCCAAGCAAATAAAAGCAATTCAAAAGCTGGAAGAAAACAGCAATCCCTATATCATTGCAGAGTTTGCCAATGAGTTTGATGTGTCAGAAGATGGTTGGCTAGACGACTTCCAGCCCATTGAGAATGAATTGTTAGATAGCCAATGGGCTTAGAATAAACTCAGTAATAAAAAGGCCATGGAGCGTTCTGTTGAACCAAGGGACTTTGAGCTGTCTTTAGAGCTTCAATTTTCCTTGCGGCGTGCTGAACTGGAAGCTCAAGAGTTGACATGGGAAGAGCTGTATTGCGCCCTACTGACTCTTTATCGTCAGCGCCTGATGGAATGGCAGGCTGTAAAAGAAATTTTGGAAGGTGAGAATATTCAAATTGACTTTGATATTCCCACCGATATCGAGTTAATGGAACTCGCCGCCTGTATGGCAGATGATGAAGACGACGAGGATGAGCTTCAGCCCTTCTGACTTTCATCAAATTGAATAAGGTGGTCCAGGTACCACCTTGCTTTTTTCAGCGACTTTACATTGTCTTTGAGTCGTTCGCGCCAAACGTACTTGGCAATGTTCCCTTTTAAATAGCCCCGAAATTCTTCCGTGGTCAATTGGGATTCAATTGCATCAATACATTCAATGCTGCCCTCATTGTAGTGAAAAGGATGATTTACAACATCTTCTTTAATCACTGGAGCAGAACTAGGTTGGGCCCAGGGGACAGGACAAACCCCATCCTTGCATTCCAATACAGACTCTACCGGCTCAAACCACGTCGTTTGTTCGAGAGGGTCATCTCGGTCGTAGTGTTGGCTGGAGGTAGCACCACGAGTTTGCTCTTTGGCATTGGCAAGGTTCCGGGATACATCCCCGCTTCCTCCACGCCCGGAATATAGCCCGTTTTCCCCGGACGTTGCATTCCCTCCAAATTCAAGGGATTCCGTTCCAAGCCCTGTTCGCATGCTGCTAAACCACGATTGTACATATCGTACAACGGAACGTCATTGTTTGCATTGCCAAGTGGCTGCCCAAAATCTTCTTCACTAAGGCAGCGGCACTTGACTTCATCCTGTACATAGCTATCTAAAAAGCCACCAACTCCGTGCATCATTGTGTCGTACTTATGTATCCTCTATTAAAATATTATCATGGCTGATTTATACTCTTCTAACTACGATCCAAGACTCCGCTCTGGTACATCTGGAGCGGAAGTGTCTGACCTGCGTCCCGAGCAGGCTTACGATACTGACTTGCGTCGTGTTGATCCAGAAGTTCGTGGCTCTGTTGAATCAGTTAATGACTCTCAACAGAGGGTATCGCGTTTTATTAAGGCTTCTAGAGCTGCTGGTAAATACCAAAAAGATGCTTTGATTAGTGAACCATCTATCAAAGGCAAGACACCTAGAGGTGAAGCCACGATAGATGGTACGACTATTCCAAGTGTGGGTGATAGGTTTGGCCGGGGTGGTGGCACGAATTATGCAAACAAACCCCAGCCTCGCTTTGGTCGCCCGTTTTAGGGCTTAGAGAACACAACTTCTTTTTGTTGGTTTTGATACTTACCTTTACGGTCCTGGTAAGTAGTCTCGCAGGGTTTGCCGCGATAGAAGAGCAATTGAGTAATGCCCTCATCAGCATAAATACGATTAAACAACCCCGTGCAGTTACTGATTTCCAGGGTCAGGTAACCTTCCCAGCCTGATTCCGCTGGAGTGATATTGACCAAGATTCCCGAACGTGCGTAGGTAGATTTACCAACGGCAACAACAGTAATATCCCTAGGAAGCTTAAGACGTTCTTGTGCAACGCCTAAGCAGTAGCCATAGGGAGGCAGCAGGAAGTATTGCCCATTTTCGTCTTCAAACAAATCAGCGGGACGGAGAATGTCGGGATCAAAATTCTTTGGATCACAATCACCAGCCTGGATCTTACCAAAAATTAAGCATTGTTTTGGGGACAGTCGGATGTCGTAACCATAGGAACTCAAGCCGTAGCTTAAGATTTTTTTCCCGTTCCGATCACTGCGAAGTCGGTTTTCAAACGGGGAAATCATCTCCTCTTTTTCGGCAAGCTCTTTGATTTCCCAATCAGCCAGGACCGACATGCAACCATTGCAACGGCTTTCAGTATACCGAGAAACTAAGCGAGCACTCTGCCCTTTGATGAATAAATATCAATGAATTTCTGGGTTGCCTCACCAGGGCGGTCCTTGGGTTGAAGGTAAACCAGTACAGATGTTGCAGTTTTGTGCATGATCACCCCGTCGTCCTTACGGCGCAGAAGGCTGGGGCACACCCTAAGTATGCAAACTGGAAAATCAAAAATCTTTTGATCGTAACGAATAATGTCAGGGCAGTTCGTAAAAAACAATCCTTGCTCAATC